TACTTGTTACCTTATCAAAATCAATTGATTTCCAATTATGACCACACTGTTTTATTTGAACCGTGTCTATATATTTATTTAGACAACTAACTACTCGTCTATAACATGTTTGTGCCCTTTTTTTATTAAAACTAAAATAATTCATGGCTAGATGCTTATGTATCCACCCGAATTTTTTGCTTTTCTCTCTCGGTATCCATTTGGCAACTAATGAACAAGGGCGATCATTCGCTCTATTTCTCATATCTATATCTATTTGTGCGTTTATTATATTGACTAATTCTAATGGACACGATTGTAGTTCATTGAACAAATATTTCATATCTTTCCAACTTCCCAATGGCTTATTGTTGTTATTGTTATTGTTATTATTAGTATTATTATGATTATTGTTATCAAATCCTACAAAACTACACATTAAGGCGATACATATTTTTTTATGATGTTCATGTTTCATTAATTCTTTTATTATCGCAATACTAAGTGCGTATTCACCCTTACCTTCTTCTATATCACGCGTATGTGCTAATAATTTTATCAGCATTTTTCTCTCTTCTATCGTAGATTGTTCATAGCACGTACAATACTTACTCGCTAGCGTCTGTATTCGCACGGTGTCATTGGTTCGAACCATTTGAAAACTTAGCTGTAATATTTGTTCTTGTCGTTCTTTGCTCCATTTATATTCAATATGTATATTTTGACTACGTTTTTTTTCAGTTATGTTTTCTGCTGTCGTCATAAACACAACCATTTTTTTATATATATTGAATATCTCCTATTCAATCTTTAAATGAATTATTATAACAGTTATAATTATTTATTATAGCTGTTATATTTATTTGTTATAGCTTTTGTATTTGTTACCTCCTGCGTCTTCTTGTTTTTTTATCTGTTAAACTGAACCTTACACGCTTTGTAGTGGGACTGGATGCTGTTGCCGATGACGTCACTGTTGCTGAGGACGGAGAACATAATTTTTTATCTTCATCTGGTTCTTCGTTAAAAATAAAATATAGATTATTTATTTCCTGTAAACAATTTATGGTAGGACGCAATTCATAATCTTCTATATTGCGTAAATTTGTTATAAAATCGTATTTTTCTGTCCCGTTCATATAATTTCTTAAGTCGCTGTGTTTCAATTCTATGTTGTAGATAACAATACCAAGCAATTTATATCTTAACTTATCCATTCTTTCATTGTCTTTTATTATCCGTACAAACTCTTCGCGTGTTATTTTGTTTTCCGTATTTAAGTATACCATTTTTTCGTTTATTTTTTCTAACTCCTTCTTTTTATTCACATACAAGATACTCACTTTTATTTTCTTTGCGTTTTCCGGATAAAATGGGTCGTAATCTTTATTGTCGTTTTCATAATTATTTATCCATGTTATATCCATGATTTCATCGTCATTATTCGTGTCATCAATAACATTTCCGCTGTCATATTTATCTTTATCATCGTTATCTTTATCATCGTTATTCGTTTTGTTCATTTATTCTCTTATGTAATTTACATATTTTATCACGTTAAATTAAACTAATTGTCCTCTTCTAAATAATCATCATATTCTTCCAACTCTTCGTCATCGTATACTTCTTCTATTTGTTCAAATTGTTCTGTATACTTTTCGTATGATAAACGTTGTAACCTTGCTATAGCATAGTCATCTAACACGCCAGTTTCTTCATAGTATTTTGCGGAGTTGCGGAGTTGAGTGTTGCTATACTCTTCCAATAGTTGCGTCTGTTCTTGTTTAATATTATACTCTTCTTCTTCTTGTATTTTATGTAACTGTTCATCTGTAAAAGTATTATTCCAACTTGTATACCAGTTTTTACCATCTCTACTATATTCCGATGTACGACGTGGAACTAAAAAACTCGACGCACACCCTTTCATAGCATTTTCTATATATACATACCAATCTGTTGGATATTCCGCCTGCCTCATTAACATTGGACCTATCCACGTGGCACCATCCCAATACTTGGGATCGTATTGGTTGATAGTGTTTTCGTTTTGCGAATTTTCTTCTTGTTGTCGTATGGCTTCTAGCCAGGTGGAACTGTTTTTTTCTTTTTGAGTGGCGGTAAGTGTTTTTGATAATTCCGGAAATTCGTCTTCTTGTGTTATATTTATAATTGGGGCGATTATTCTACTTAACGGACGTGTCAAAATATTTGTCTTTGGTCGTATATTCATTGTTGTATTATCTACTTGATCTCTATAACTACGATCATTTTTCACTCTTCTGTTATTGTTACTTTTTTTCATTCTATCTGTTGACGATCTTGTTTTCACATCGTCTATCAAAGCATCAAACCGACTCATACGTATATTACCCTAACTAACTATACTCTTCTATAAATCAACAATTATATGTCTGGCTGTATATGTTACTATAAACAGAAACTATTAAGTTTGTTAAACATAGTAATTATTAGTTTTCCACTTTCTCTATAAAAAGGATATAAACGCTTCCATATAATGTATATTGGGAACGTGTGGGGGGAACGTGTGGGGGAAGGGGTTTGATAGTTACCCATCATAAAAATATCATTGTTTCCTAACAGCTAATTAAACTCTTAGTGTTTATTATTAATATATTTATAAAAATTATATATACATTACAGGAAATAGCAAGTAAATATGATTGTATATAAGGGGCTCATGAAATGGGGGGAGAAAAGTATGGTGGTGTATTTGGTTGAATTGGTATTTGATTGAATATAAAAATTGATTTGAAGTAATACGTTTATAATATATTAAACGAATGTCGTCTCATTTAAATTATATTCCAGATAGGACAATATGTCCATCCATTTGTATTCCGCGTGTTTTCAAGCATATAACCGTTCCATTTATTATTGATATTTTTCAAGAAAAACTTAAATTAGGCATTATCAAAAAGGTTGATGTTATTCCCAATAACAACGACAAACTATTTAAGAAAGTATTTATACATTTTGCTAGTTGGCATGATAATGACCATATCAATACCATTAAAAATAAATTTATTCGAGGTATTGTTATTAAAATAGTATATGACGAACCATGGTTTTGGAAATGTTCTTTGAATAGAACACCTACTTCGCATAATAGAAATAATACAAGTACAGAGAATACAAGTACAGAGAATACAAACACAGATAATACTTGATATATACAAAAATATAACTTTATAACTATAAATATAACCATGAATATAATCATGAATAAACCATCCAAACCAAATAAAAAATACTATAAAAATATAGTATTTTTTTATAATTATAGTATTTATACGTTTGAAGATTTAAATATTGTATTCTTTGTTATATAATTATAATTATTTATACATATGATTATTGGCTCACTAGACATTATTCAAAAAAATGATTCCATGTATACTATTTGTAACATTGATACATATAAGCAATGTTCTCGTTTTTTATTGTTATTTCAATCGTTCCTTCATACCCATCCTAACATCAATCCTAACATCAATCCTAACATCAATCCTAACATCAATCCTAACCTGGGCGTTATTATTAGTAATAATAATAATGACAATAACAGTGACAATAACAATAATCGTTCTATTCATCATTCAATACAGAAATATCCGTATCTATACTGTTCTCGATTCATTACATCATTGGATGAGTATATATTGTCTAATCCATTTACTATAGATACGGCTACTTTATTATTACGGTCTCTATATGTTCAAACTCAGTTTTTTCTTGAAAATAATATGGCCATTTCATTTATAGATTTAAATGATATTATGACCATAGATGGTACCCAGTTTTATTTTTGTAATGTTGATAAAATGTATTCTATGAAAAAAAATAAAACGATTACAATCACAAACTTTTATGATACAAATAATCACTTTATACCTCCTGAACTTAGAGATAATTCAATGATGCCCTTTTCAACCTCGTACACTTCGTCGTTTTATAGTTTAGCTGTTATTATTCTCTTTTGTTTACATTATTCACATAAGGTAGATACGGTAGATACAGTAGATACGTCTATCATACCCGTATCAAATAGTACAATATTATCAGCCGTAACCAAACCAGTCGACTTGTCGGTCTATCAATACATGTTAGATAAATATCAGCATTCAAAACTATACTATTCGTTAATGCTATGTCTTGTACCTGACCCGACACAAAGAAAATTATTTCTCATGTAACTGTTTTCATTTATAATGTTTTCGTTTATCGTGTTTTTATTTCTAATGTTAATTTATATGTCTATCGTTGTTCTTAAAAATAAATCCCGAAGTAATCCAAGATTTGCTCCTATATCTGGACGAGGAAAGGACGGATTTTCATTAAATGGAGGATATAGAAATATTGGCGCTGTGGGTCAGTTTAGAATGATTTCTAATACTACACGCACTCCTTTTAAAGGTACGCATCCTATGGGTAATGGCGGTAGTGGTGGTAAATATTATGACCATCCGCTGAATTCGGGTAGCTGTAGTACGAATGACAATCGAATCATTAAAAAATCATCCCTCAATACTGCTGGCATGATTGATACAAAGTACGCATGGACAAAGGGAACTTACCCCAATTACTGGGTTCAAGAAGATGATAATAGTTATGTGGTCACCCGCGATCAAGCAACCTATATACGCAATTTGACACAAAAATATGGTTCTATTGTATTTACTAATATTCAAAACAATGGCAAATGTGGCACGGTATACGACCCTTCGGGAGCGTTTATATACTCATGTACCGGCAATAAAGGGGCATGTTCTTATTATATTGGAACAAAAAAATATATACGGGCTCCTTATGCTAAGAATTTTAATCAACTCCCCAGGAGCCAAGGAGACTATATTGATACGGGCGGATTATATAAACGGGAATGTCTGCCCACCCCAGCAAATAAACAGCCATTCCCTATGAAGTTGAACCATAATTCTGATACTAAAACTGTGGGTGTTAAATCTACCTCGAATATTGCGATAGGTTGTCAAACCAATTATTTAACATGGCAAGAAGCTATGAATGACGGCGCATTGCCGGCTGACTGGACCCCTGGAAATTAAGTCACGACGCTTGTTGTTGTGTTCTTTCCAAGTATTCCAAGTATTTGCCCCCCTGGCTAGTATAAGTCGTTTCATAGTCACGTACACGGCATTTTGTCAAGGTTCCATATTCGTTACTATATATTATATTTTTGATATTTAATGATTTCATAAGTGTAGTACATCTTGCGCAAGGCGTCGAGTCCTTGTATCTATCACCATAATGGTCACGCCGCACTACATAAATACTTATTCTTCCTAAGAAACTGGCTCGTCTATTTCTATTTATGTTTGACGCGCATAATTGTCTTTTTATTAGTAGACGCTCTATTTTTCGCATTACATCCACCTCGGCGTGGCAACTACATACACCACTTAAATATTTATCATTCGGATGCGACCCGTATGAATTCCAGCCTCGAGCAATGACTGCCCCATTCGTTACAGCTATACATCCATGTTGATGATATTTCATATTTGAATTTTGTGCTTCTGTCAAAGCAAGAGAGGCATACTTTTCATCACGTAACGTACATGTTCTTGTCATTGCTATTTCAGGTGTTCCATTTGCGTTATATCTATATGACATTATAACCTTATATTTTCGGTATATTTTATTTGTATTGGTATTTGTCTACACCAATCATGACGTCTTCAATTTTATATCATATTAAGCTGTCATTCGTACAGTCGTATTAGTCTTACATTACGTTGAATTAAAATGAATTGAAATAAAATTACATGTCATGTAAATAAAATAAAATTGAAAACATATAAACACTTTTATATAACAATAATCATAATCATATCCATAATCATGGTACAATCTACTGATATTACTCTAAAAATATTTGTTCCTGATGAGCATTCAACCCTTCGGGCGTTTTACAGACAACGTATTGATGAACATAATCACAAGGTATTTAATGATTTGTATGCGGATTCTGGTTTTGATTTAGGGCTCCCGACTGATATGTGTATTAACAAGATATGTAGTAATAAGATTCCATTGGGCATTTACTGTTCCATGTATTCGTATACTGCTCATGAGAATAGGTCAGGGATTATGGATGCTAATTATGCTACTATTGGTACGGTTGCTATACCACACGCATATTATCTTTATCCCAGGTCCAGTATCATTAAAACGCCACTAAGATTATCCAACTCGGTGGGTATTATTGATAGAGGATATCGCGGAGAAATTACTGCGGTCGTTGATAATATTGACCATACATCTAATTCATTTACGATTCGTGCCATGGAACGCTATTTTCAAATTTGTCATCCAACTCTTGCTCCTTTTAAAGTAGTCATGGTAAATTCCAAAGAAGAACTTGGACAAACTGAACGTGGTAATGGAGGATTTGGTTCTACTGGACGTTAGTCGTATTGTCGTGTATCTGGTTTCAATAGTTTACGGCGGTCCACTATTACATATAATATAATAAAATCCGTATGATTTCATACAATAATTTAGCAAAACCAACGCAAAAACAATAACAAAAAATAGTATTATAGTATTATAGTATGAACTATAATAGTATAAATGATATTGAAACGGGTAGTAATAATTTTTCTATTCATTTAACTACACCAAAATCTAAGTCTACATCTAAGCACGCTTCCTCTTCTATGCCCTCTTCTATGCCCTCTTCTATGTCCGCTTCTATGTCCTCTTCTATGCCCATATCTAACATGGCAAATGACTCTGATGTCGAGTCAACGTCCGTTACTGATACCACCAATGAGGAATCTACTTCTTATTCAAAAACAAAAAATGACGAGGCTGAATATAATAACATATATGATACAAATTACAAACTAGGCACACGCGTACATTTAAATGATATGAATGAAGAAGGTAATGATGGGAATGAAGGGAATGAAAGGAATAAAGGGAATAAAGGGAATAAAGGGAATATATATTTCAATAATAATATTGAAATCGAACGCATCAGTGATGCTGGTAGCACCCACTTGAATGAATATGACATACATTTAACCGGAAATTACAATTCAATTCTGACTGAAAATAAACTCAAGTTGAAATATCTATTTCCCACATTGAGCTACAAAAAAATTAAAATGGATCAAATCATGAACATTATTGACGACCAATTTGAAAAGGATATTGTCACTATATTGTCTAACCATCTTGATATTATTGCGTCTTATCTCAGTTGTCAAAAAATTCTCTACATGGAAGCCAGTCACTATACATCTTCTTGGTTAAACCTATTAATGATACCTACCATTGTCATCACTTCTACCTGCTCTGTTTTGAGTGGTACGGACATGTATAATTATTCGGTCATGATATCTGGATTAACAGCGTTTAGTTCGTTGCTATTAGCTATTATTAGTTATTTAAAATTGGATGCCGCCACTGAAGCACATAAAACTTCGTCCCATCAATACGATAAATTACAAAGTCAAACCGAATTTTTATCCGGCAATACTTTGTTATTCAGCACGTCATCTTTCAATACTCATACCATTGCCAATCGAAAAAAACAGAATATTGCGAAAAACTTGTCCGTTATCAGAGAAAAACAGCACAATTTGTTTGAGGAAATAGATACGGATCTAAAAACCAGAATGAATGATGACAACCTAAATATGATGGTTACTAAAAGATTAAATGAAATTCAACAAACGATTGTAAAAACGGATACGGCAAAAAATGGCATTCATATTGAATTACCGCCTAGACGAATTATTGAGGAAGAAATAAAAAGGGAGTTTTTAATTGAATCGCAGGCCAAAAAACACGAAATTACTGAGCATTTGCGCATTGAATTGAAAAATGCGAATGTGGAATATGACTACTCTTACGCGGACGAGGAAATGAATAATCACAATGAAATCATCGTGAAAATTCGTAGCGAGATGGAAAACATAAAAAACAAGATCAAGGATATTAAAGAAACGAATCAGTTTGTTATTCCTCGCGAAATTCGTTATCGGTTTCCCACCGTGTATAATACAAATGTCTTTACGTGGATCAAAACGATTGAAGAATATAAAATGTATTTGGCAAATCAATTATTGGATATTAAAAATAACTTGAATTATTTGAACCATTGTATTAACTTTTCAATTGAAAAATATCATCAAAATCAAATTAAAAAAAATACATCCTATGACAATAACGCGGATGGTTCCTTTATTAATATTGAAAATATAAACAATGTCTTACAAAAATTGCGGAAAAAACGACGTTATTTTAAAGGGCTTAAACGTGGTGTCAATTCTAAGCTAATTAATTTGGGGACGGCTTTTAAAGACGTTGACAATATGTTCAAACAAGAAATATTAAATGCCGAAAATAAAATCAAGTTTCGCTTTCGGATATTTTTTATTAGTTTTTTTACCCATTTGTTATATATCCTTTTTAGTGGACTATGCTGCTTTGTTAATATAGACATTGACGAATTGCCTTCTATAGTATATCTTAAACGATGTAAGCAAAAGTATATTAAAGATGGTATTGATACTGATAGTGTATTGTATGAAATTTTGAAAAGTCGTGATGGTGCTGACGATGATATTAGTAATAGCAGTAACAATCAAAATAATCAAAATAAACAAAATAAACATGATAAACATGATAACAATATTCATGTAGAAATTTCACAAATGAAACGAGTTTTTGGATTATGTAGCTCGACTAACGTATATGATATAGATGATGAATATGTATGTAAACCAAATTACGATTCAGACGATTCTGACGCAAAATTGAGTGACTGGGATTGTTGATAAAAATAAGAATAAGAATAAGAATAAGAATAAGAATAAGAATAAACGAATAATAATAAATTGTAACCATTTACTATTATTCTCGGTTGCCGGAATTGAACCGGCGACATTTCGATAACAACATATGTGTGTTAATATACACAAACTACTACAGTCAAATGCTCTGCCCCTGAGCTAAACCGAGATAAACTAAAACGACATGGCGAACAGGAAAGAAACAGTCACTTTCCCATTATATAATTTAGAATTATCTATTTAAGTACTTATATTTTATATAAAAAGGTTTGTTATAAGTTACATTATAAAATCATTGTGGTATTTATATTATTGTTAGTGCTACTATTGTAATGACTGATTGTATCATACACATAATGCTTTGTCCCCTATTTCTATCTTGTCTATCTGTACTGTTTCTGTATATTGTTCAATGTTTATTGTTCTGCTATACTCTTTATTAAAATGGTTCATGATGAAACGAAATACATGAACTTCTTTTTGCTGACCCAATCTATAACATCTGGCAATCGCTTGCTCCTCGATTTTCGGATTCCAATCAGGTGTGACAAAATACACTTCGTTATATTGTTGTAGATTTAATCCCTCATTACCTGTTTTTATTTGGAGGATGAGTACGTCTATCTTATTTGTTAATATTTCTTGACGCTTTCGCTTACTTGATACGCGACCATCTATATATTCCACAATTAATCCATTTGATATTAACGTCTTCTTTATATGGTCTATCTCATCCTTGAAATTTGTAAAGATGATTTTACGATTCCCATTTGTTTTTCTAGATAGTATGGTATTCACTACACTATCCATCTTACTCGATTGTTTTAAACCGTCGAAATTCTCATCGGTTATGTAGCCCATTTTTTTCAACTTATGAAGATATTTCGTTGCCATTTTTGGATACACGCATAACATTCGCGCACAAAGCATCGTGGATAAACGTAACGTATGTTCCAATGGCTTTTGCTTCAGTAAACTAAAGCTTAACTTGTCGTGTATATCTTCTGCCAATTGTTGCTCCTTCTGATTCGTCCATTCTGTATCTATACGCGTTATACTGAGTTTTGGTAATTGAATACCTACGGCCGCTTTTGTGCGTCTCAGTACTCGGGTGTTTATTATGTTCTTTAGTTTATCCACGTCTGTATATACTTTATTTGGTATTTTTAGTACGTCAAATAGGGAGAACAAATCATTGATATGATTTTGTATGGGAGTGCCTGTAATTAACCACATTATGTTTGTTTGGAGGCTGGTTGTGACCACTTTGGCTATCTTAGTGCGACGGTTTCTTAAGTGATGTGCCTCGTCGCATATGATTCGGCTCCAACGAACCTGTTGAAGTTTTTTTTCTTTGTTTGCGTCTGCTAACACGGTCCCATAGGTAGTCAGTACAATCGGTATGTGTTGAAGCTGTCCTGCCGTTATAACTTTTTTGACTTGACCATGATATATGAGAGGAGTATGACCCGTTGTAAGTTGAAATTGTTCTTTCCATTGCTCTACCAGAACATTGGGAAGAATGATAAGTGTCGGCATTTTGAAGTTACAAACAATAGTGGCAATCATCATGATTGTTTTACCTAAGCCCATCTCGTCGGCAATAATACCTCCACAAATCGTTGTCTCTGGGTTTGGTTGTTGCTGTTCTCGCGATATACACCAATCAATACCTTCTTTTTGATAGGCCTTGCTATCTAAATTACTATACCTGAGAAATTCTTGAAAGTCCATATTGGGAAATTTATTAAATTGATACCATATTGTAGTTTTGTTACGAAGACTTCAATTTTTTTCGACGGTTTGTCTTGTCTGTCGACGACTTTAAATTGTTTCAAGTGTTTAAATACTTATGGCAAAAATAATTTAAAGACGTGAAGCATAAGTATATTGTAATGAGAGGGTGTTGTTACCTACAGATCAATTCAATAAATAGTATCGTTTGAAGAATGTCTTTTATTTTGCTCCTTTAGCTCAGTGGTAGAGCGCTACCCTTGTAAGGTAGTGGTCGCGAGTTCAATTCTCGTAGGGAGCTTAGTGTATTTTGTTGAAATAAACAAAATAAAAACTAACCGCGCACATTCTTAAAATTCTATCTTTTTTGTTGTAAAATCTGTCTTATTTCCACACGTTAATTGAGGAACTTGATTAAAACGCCTGGCTTGTAACATTGATCGAAGTTCCTCAATAAACACGTCCCATTGTATAGTACTTGTACTACTTGTACTACTTGTACTACTTGTACTACTTGTACTACTTGTACTACTTGTACTACTTGTACTACTTGTACTGTATTTTGTTAAT